GAGCCGTTCAGGCGTAGGCGGGGGTGTCGTCCAGCATGTCGGCGTAGGTGTCGAACCCGCACGCCGTGAGGATGTCGCGCTCGGCGCGGTAGATGCTGCTGCTCTGGAACGCGATGAGGTCGTTGTCGTAGGCACGCAGCCGTTCGACCGTGTGCGTCCATTCCCTGCGCGCTGTGGGCCATGCACCACGGGGCAGCTGATAGTCCCCACCCTCCATATACATGCGGGGCGGGAACGGCTTGTCCAGATCCTTCAAGTCGAGCAGGATGCCACGGGCGATCGACACGTCACGGTCGAAGCGCATAGCGAGGGCGTTCAGGCCACGCAGGACGTTGACGTCGTCTTCCTGCTCGATGCGTGTATCCACTGCGCCCACGACACGATGCATATTGGTGAGGAGGCGAGCGACGACGTGTTGGCTCGGCAGCATGGCGGGTACTCCGGGTTGAGGAGGGCCTAATTATACGTTTTGAGTGGTCAGGCAGCGAAGACCCAGCCCGCCAGATACTGCTCGACGGTGCGCGTATCGGGTCGCCACTTCGACACGTCGTTGAAGTTCATCTGACCAATCTCGTCCGAAATGAACAGGCAGTGGGTGTCCATGGCGGGGCTCCTTATGGGCTGGTCGGCAGGGTCAAGACGTAAAAAAGCCCGACTTGAGGGCCGGGCTGGGGGTGCGACGGGGGCGAACTGTCTATTTCGGCTAGTTATGCATGCCCGCAAACGACATCTACACGCCATTTAGTATAAATAGTACAAAAAGACGTCTAATTACAGCACCCTCGGCCATGGACTAACACGCTCCGGCTCAGCTGCACCCGCGCAGGGTCGGGCTGCCAATGGCGGTGCTACTAAATCGGCGTCTTATTATACTATTTATACTATTTATATATATATAGAAGGTCTAAAAGACAGCTGCAAGCCGTTTGCGGGGAGTGCCCGATCTAGACGGAATGCCAAATGGGTTGCCTATATACCAGACGTCTGACTAAATACCCGGCAAGTGCCTGATAATCCAGCAATAAGACATTTCCAAACAGCCAGCGGTGCCGACGGTGTGGAAATGGCCCGGCCGGAACCGGGCAGGGTGCCGCATTACGCTGCCTTGAGGGCGCGGTCCTTCATCCGCAGTGCCATGACGGCGCGCAGCGCAGCTTCGTATTCCTCGACCGTCAGTTCAAGCGGCACGGCGTCGAGCCCGATCAACACGCAGGTGTCAGCCGGCATGGTCAGCTCGACCACTTCGACAACTTTCCCGTCGATGATGTCGCCGCCGATGACGGCTTCATCCATCGGACTGCCGGTCAGCTCTTCCGGCTTCGGCGTGTCGTCCGTTGCGGGCTTCACGGCTTTGCGGACCTTGCGCTCATCGCGGGACTTCTCGCGCTTGGCCTGCTGCCCATCCCAGATACCGCGGACAGCGAACGTGGCGAACGTTTCGGCGTCCTGCTCCGTGTAGTCCTTCTTCGTGACGGGCATCTGCACCTTAGACAGCGCAGCGGACAGCCACTTGATGCCCGACACGGCGGCATGCAAGCGCTTGACCGGGTCTTTGTTCTTGTGCGCCGTGTGATGGAACACAGCGAACGCAAGCGCATCGCACACAGCCGTGCGCAGCGCGTCGTCAGACTTCGTGATCGCCGTGAGTTTCGCGGCGAACTGGCGGGACGTGATCATGGTTACACTCCTAAGTAGTTAGCAGGTTGAGTGCATCACACGAAACGCGCATGTGATGTAGTCAAACAGCTATTTAGTGTCTTGGGCGCCCCAGTGCTACCGATTTTAACGGCCTGCATGGTCGGAACCATTCGACGACTCGGCGTGCCAATTCTCTACGTTCTTCAGGTTGCGGCACTCGCCCGCTATGGGTTTGTGCGCACCGTCCGCGCTATGGCTTCGCCTACCGGAGACAATCCCGCGTGTCGTGCGGTGCATGCTCTTACCCTGTACGGCAGGGATCGGGCGTTCTGTAGAACTCTGACCCCCCGGCGGTGCTTTGCCGGTCCTGCACCTATGCCACGCCGACACCAGATGGCCCGGCGGGCGGCCCTACCACCCCCCTACCCGGACCACGCTCGCGCAGGGGGGTACCCCCCTTAGGTATCGCCCACAGAGCTAGCCCTATCCCCAACCTCCTGCTAAACCGTTAGCAGCTTGACCCGCCAACCAGCCACCCGTACACTCGATTCACCTCCTTGTGGTCTCCTCTTCGCCCTGCTCACACCAGGGCGTCTTTTTTGACAGGCCTCCTCAGATGTGCTAACAGGTAAGCATGTCGAATCAAATCTCCCTCTACGACGTCCCGCACAAAGCAGTGCTTGCCCTGGCGTTCGGCATGACCGACCCGGAGCAGGTGCTTCGTGACTTCGGATTCGAGAACGAGCAGGTCGCCTACCTACTGCGCAGCCCCGAGCTTGAGCGTGCAGTCACCGAGCAGCGCCGCCAGCTGGAGAAGACGGGGGAGATGGACCAGGCGCGCGTGCGCATGCATGCCATCGCTCACATGGAGCACTGCACCAAGGCGGTCTCCGCACGCAGCCTGAAGGAAGTGGACGTCAAGTACCTGGACGTGCTGTTCAAGGGCGCCGGCATTGGAGCCAAGCAGGCAGTGCAGGCCGACACAGGTCCTAAGTTCAGCATCACCTTCAACCTCCAGCCCCCCAAGGGCCGTGTCATCGAAGGCACTGCCACCGCGGTGCCGAACATCAACATCGACCTCACCGCGCTCGCGGAGGTCGCACTTCCGACAGAGGAGTTCTGATGACCTGCATCGCTTGGGACGGCAAAACCCTGGCCGCCGACCGGCAGGCCACCGGCGCGAACACGCGCATGGCTACAACGAAAATCGCCAAGGTCCAGACAGAAGACGGGCCGGTGCTGATCGGCGTGGCTGGTCGCGCGTTCGACATGCAGGCGTTCGTCCATTGGGCGCAGACGGGCTTCGACCTGAACACCTGGCCCAAAGCACTCGAAGAGAGTGAGAGCGAAGCACTGGTCGTGCTGCCCTCAGGCAAGACCCTCACCTACGAGGACTCGCCGTACCCGATCGTGTTCCACGAGCAGAAGAGGGCGATCGGCAGTGGCATCCACTTCGCCCTGGCAGCCATGCACCTGGGAAAGAACGCCAGGCAGGCGGTGCAGGTAGCGTGCGACCTGGACGTCGGGTGCGGCATGGGCATCGACACGCTGACGTTCACGAGGGCAGAGCTGCGTGGCTGACGACAACAACCTGGTCATCGAGCCGGTTGCATCGCTTTACGACTTCTTCACCTCGGAGAAATTCATCAGCCTGGTGGTGGGGCCGGTCGGCTCGACCAAGACATCGGCCAGCCTGGCGAAGATCGCGTACCACGCGGCACGCATGGCCCCCTGCAAGGACGGTATCCGGCGGTCCCGGTGTGTATGGGTGCGCAACACCAAGGAGCAGCTGCGCGACACGAGCATCCCGGACTTCCTGAAGATCTACCAGGACGGCGTGGCCGGCACGTTCTACAAGACGGAGTACCGGTTCGTGCTCCAGTTCAACGACGTGGAGTGCGAGGTGCTGTTCCGCGGCCTGGACGACGCTGACGACGTGCGCCGCCTGCTCTCGCTGCAGACGAGTTTCGCCGTGTTGGAGGAGTTCCGGGAGCACAACAAGGACATCTTCGAAGCACTGCAGGGGCGTCTTGGCCGATACCCGGACAAGATGATGGTGCCGCATCGACCGGAGTGGGGGCTCGACAAGAAGGGGAGCCCGGTCGGCGGGTGTGTCACCGAGGACGGCCAGCCCAACGCGCACCTGTGGGGGGCGAGTAACCCGCCTGACATGGATACGTTCTGGGAGACGTTCCTCTCCGATCCGCCCGAGAACACCCACGTGACCATCCAGCCCAGCGGCATGTCGCCGGAGGCGGACTGGATCAAGTACCTGCCGGCGGACTACTACGAGAACCTCGCCGCGGGGAAGAAGCAGGACTACATCGACGTCTACATCCACGCCAAGTTCGGCAAGTCGCTCTCCGGCCAGCCGGTGCACAAGGCGTTCAACCGATCCATCCACGTCGCCAAGAGCGAGCTGCTCATCCAGACAGCGTCGAGCGGGCTGCTGCTCATCGGGGCGGATGCGGGGCTCTCACCGGCAGTGTCGATCGGGGAGGTGGACTACCGCGGCCGGCTGCTGGTCTACCACGCCATCCCGTCGGAGGGGATGGGGGCGCTTCGGTTCATCCGCGAAAAGCTCAAGCCCGTGCTGGCCAACCGGTTCCCTGGGCGTAGAAGCGTAGTGCTCGTCGACCCGGCGGCGTTTCAGCGGGCGCAGACCGACGAACGGACAGTGGCCGACATCTACAAGGCCGAAGGATTCATGGTCAAGGCGGCATGCACCAACAACACACTACCAGCTCGACTGGGCGCGGTGGATGCATTGCTTACGCGACTGGTGGACGGGGAGCCGGGGGTTCTCCTGTGCCCGACGCACGCCGCCCCCCTGGTCCAGGCACTCGCCGGCAAGTATCGCTACAAGACCAACAGCAAAGGGGAGACGGAGGTCTCGCCCGAGAAGTCACACCCCTGGTCGGACCTGGCGGACAGCTTCCAGTACCTCTGCCTGAACGCCGGCGGGGCAGAACTCGTCGGGGCTGCGCACGACGTCAAGGCGCAGCCGATCGAGACGATCTCATCCGGCGGCTGGACATAGCTAACACCTTGACAGGTAAAGCAATGCTCTGGACAGAAGACAAGCACTTGATATGCTAACACGTGATGATGTAAGGACGTAGACCCCCAGCCCCAGGAGGCAGACATGGCAGCCGGTAACACCACGATTTACAGCGCCAACAAGGACGCGATCAACATCGACGATTTGCTCGGCGCAACGGTGAAGATCGCGCTGCTGTCGAGCAGCTATGTGCCTGACGTCGGTACCAGCGGGCACGACACTTGGGCGGACGTGAGCGCCCATGAGATCACGGGCGGCAGTGGCTACACACCTGGCGGCGCCACGCTCGTATCCCTCACCAAGACGGCTGTCACTAACGGCTGGAAGCTCTCTAGCTCCAACGCTGTGTGGACCGCTGCAGGCGGCAATATCCCGGCCTGGCGGTATGGCGTGCTCTACGTCGAGGGTGCTCTGTGGGGCGTCACGGACCCGCTGCTCGGCTATTTCCTTGGAGATACCACTCCGGCGAACGTCCCCGCGACGACGGACGGATACCCGCTGACGGTCAACTGCCCGACCGCCGGCTGGATCGTGATCGTCTAAGCGCGCGGGAGCCGCCATGCCTGTAAGTTACGACCAGCGGACTCTACCGCTATCGCGGGGGTCCATCCCGGCCGCGGCCGGGGTCACGCTTGCCTGGGACTTCACTGGGTTTGACACCACCGTACCGGAGGCCCAGCCGTTCCTCTATGGCGGTGCGACAGCACCGACGATGTCGGTCACTGGTACGCGCACGGCCGTAACCTACAACGGCATCCCAGGTATTCGGCTCGGTAACCCAGCGAGCTACAGCAACACGACGTTCCTCGGGCAGGGGCTCCAGGTTGGCACGGGCGACTTCCAGGTCGCTGTACTCATCACCACCGGCGCGACACTCCCCACCTCGGCCAATTCGGTCAACGCGTTCGTTGTCCGTAATGACGCGGGCACTGCGCTTGTCTCGTTCGTCGTCGCCGAGAGCAACGGCAACGGCTGGTACATCAACGCAGCAAGCTCCACCGGTGAAGGCGCCGCGCAAACCGCGGTTGTCTACGGTGCGAACAAGACCATCGTCATGTGGTTTCGCCGCCGGGCCGGGGTCACGAACGTCTGGACGCAAGAGGCGACTCCGACGGGCATCCTCATCGCACGCAATGCTGCGGGCAGTGACAGCACCGACTGGAACGACACCAGCGCCAAGCGCGTGTATCTGGGCTGGAACCAGTCCAGCGCCGCGACTATTGACGTAGCTTTCCACGGCGTTCGCTTCTGGGGCGGCACTTCCCTGGACGACGCGACGACCCAGAACGTCGGCCGTGACTTCTTCGCCCTCGAAGCGAACGTAGTACCCTCGGACGGCCTCACCATCACGTCGCCGACGGCGGGCAGCAGCATCCCTACGACCACGACGATCAGCGGCACATACACCGGTACCGCCCCCGCAGGAGTGCAGGTACAGCATGGCGGGGGCACGTGGGTGACGCTGTCCGGGTTCTCCGCG